TCCAAACATATTATTTTTAAACTCCTGTAACAGTTGAAAACTTTCATGTCCTTCTCTAATAGGAAAGAAATGATTTTCATTTATTCCGTGAGGAACATACTTAATGATTTTGTCTTTTGCTTTTTCTCCTAATACAATTTCATTAATATTTTTAGTTTGTTTTGAGATAGCCATTAATAAATCACATGATTCGTAATATGGTTTATTATATAAAGGTGCTGGAAGATCATCCCAAATGTTTAGGTAGTAGATTGGAATTTGATTTCTAACTTCTCTTTCAATTTCAAATAACCATATCCAATATCTAGGATCTGTGAAGATAAAAATTGCATCTGGTTTTTCTTGTTGAATTAAGCTTCTAATAAGCATAGCATCTCCGTAACCATTATTAGGTAATACCCTTACCCAAGCATCTTCAATTTGTGCTACTTTATTTACTTCAGGTGAGATATCAATTCCTTTTCCTGCCTCAGGATGGTTGATTGCAGCTCCTACGTTAAGCCAATTGAAGTGATGTGCTGTTCCTATAACTATTTCTCTGGCCATGGTAGCCACTCCACTATTCATGCGGAGATCATCTGATAGTAGTAGTATTTTCTTTCTACTATTTTTTTCGATATATCGAAACTTTTCTTTCATGTAACTATTAATTTTAATATCTTTATTTAATATAGGTATTTTTATTTTTAAATCCTACTTAGGTAGTCTAATATTTATTTGATTGTGAAGCTTTTGTTTAAAGTCTTCTTCTGTAAGATACAAATAAATTGCTCTATCTACTAGTTTTTGTAAAGAAAATTTATACCTTATACATTCTTCTTTAAATTCTTGAAATAATTCTTGATCTACTTTTACCGATGTTAGTTTTTTATTGTCCATAATTATATTTATTTAACTATATATAAATATATACAGAAATTAAAAACTAGCATTACAGTGTTCAGTATCTTTATATGGACAGAACATACAATTTGCTTTGGAAGGTATTTTTTCGTATTCCTTGTCTATGTACTGACCACTACTATCAAAAGCATCTTCAATGAATTTTGTTAAAGCTGTATTTGCTTGACCTCTTTTTATTTTACCTGAAGGTGGTACAAATTCTTGAACTCTTTTTCCCATTGCAGGATATTCTGGATCTGCTGGTACTTTTCTTTTTACAATGAAATATTTGACATCTACTTTTTCTACATCAATTTGAAATTGTTTTGCTAAAAATTCTTTATATAAAAGTAGTTGAGCTAATTTTTTGTCATCCTTTTTAGCATATTGATTCCATCCTGATGTGGATGTTTTTATGTCAAAAATTATATAACGATCATCTTGTTGATCATATAGTAATAAGTCAATATACCCTTTAAAGTATATGTTTGGTGCTATTTGATGCACTAGTGGTATTTCAACTCCAACCAGCTTAATATACTTGGTTCCAAAGAAGCTAGAGCGTTTCTTCTTAATGTACTTTAAAATTTCAACTCCATCATCATGAAACTCAGATAACTCGTTAGAACTAGAGAAATGCTCTCCATATCTTTCTTTCTCTTCTGCATATACTGTTTGCATTTTATGTAATAGTAGTGCATCTAAATCCATTTCCATAGCTTGCTTTACTGTTCCTTCGTACAATTGTGTAAGCCATTCTTGAAGTGTTTCATGGAATGCTGTTCCAAATACAGTATGAATGGTAGGTTTATATTCCTGAAGTTTTTTTATATAACTTAATGCCCATTGGTGAGGGCATGTATTGTATGATAATGTTTGTGAATAAGAAATAGACTTTTCAGTATCATAATCAATTACTTTAGGTTGATAATTTTTAAAAACCTGTAATTGCTTAATAACTTTTTTTGCCATTACTTTTACGTGTATGTATTTCTCTTTGTAAGTACCACAAAGCTTTTTCTAGTTCTTGAATTTCATCATCCTTCTTTCCACATCTTGAAATATACTTCAAAGTATTTCCTAAACAGAATCCTAAATTCCATGCTTCGATTACTTTGATTGCTTCATATGGATTATCTTTTCCTCCATAATGTTTTGGATGATCTACATGATTTGAATCTTGTTGATTACGATCTACTGTTATTTTATAATCTCCTGGTCCCATATAACTTTTTTAATATTATTGTAAATATAATATAATAAAAAAGGCTTGCAAAAGCAAGCCTTGTTTTTTATTTTTTTTACTCTTCGTATCTTCTTCTTCCCATATACTGTCCTGTTCTTTTATTGTAGTAGTTTGGAGTACGTGTAGGTGTGTTAGCATATATTGGCTGTCCATGTCTCATTCCTATTACCATTCCACCACCACCTAGAGCTTCTCTTTCGTCATCTGTTAATCTTCTTCCTAGGTAATGCTCTACTCTTTCTGGATCAGGATTTCTCCCTAATGCTCTTTCAATATCTCTTACGAAGTCGTGTGCTTCTTCGTTAATATTTGTTTTCTCTGCAAGAACTTCTCTAATGATTTCTCTAATTGTATTCTCGTCTAGTTTTTGTTTCTTATTCTCTGCTAATATTGTTTTTATTGCAGATACTAGTTGTGATTTTTTCATTTGATTAAATTGTTATTTTATATAAATATACTAAAAAATTGATTACTTACCAACCTTAATTTTCCAAAGTAGACCTCCTTGAACAACTACAGTTCCACCTAATCCATATCCTGCAGATATTGAGTATAGTTTATCTGATTTTGTTTTTATTACAATGGAAGGACCTACAAAGTTAACTAAATTTTTTTTATCAAATCCAGCTTGACCTCCAATATACACTTGTAGTTTTGCTAGATCTTTTACTATCTCTTTATCTTTGATTATTACCTGATTATAGTTTGCTTCAAACTTTCTTCCTTTAATCTTGTTTTGACTAAGTGTATCAATGATTATTACCGTACCTAAGCCATCCTTTAGTGTTATACTATCCTTATATATGTTTTGTGCAAAATATTCCTTAGCAACTAATGCTGAGTCTATTTTAGCTGGTAGTGGAACATATATTGTATTATCTTTGTAAATTGTTTTACCTGGTTTATATATGGTTGTGGTTTGAGGTACTTTGATTGTATCAACAGTGTGACTTAGTAATTCATACTTTTTACCATCTACCTTTACTATATTTGTATCTTGTTTACCTGCATTACAACTATTAACTATATTTGTAAGAAATAATGCTATCATTAACCCTACTATTAGTAATGTTTTTAAATCTAGTTTTTCAAATATTGTTTTATCTATACTCATTTATTTTGTGTCTTTTTGTAACTGTTCTTTCACTTCATCTTTATGCTGATCGATCTTATCTAAATATTTTGTTAATAAGTCAATATGAATAAGATCTACTTTTGATGCATTTTTTAAAATTGATATTACCTGGAAGATTAGGAATGGAGGAAGTATTGTTGAACTTAACCATCCTATTCCTGTAAACCCTCTTTGTATTGAAAGTACTACTGAAAGTAATACTACCCAAAATATAAAAGTTTTAACAACTTTAATTGCTTTATATGTTTTAAATCCTTCTCTTTTAACACCAGCCCATATACCAAAAAATCCATCAGCAAATATAACCACTGCTACTGATAAAAATTGGTAGGCATTATCTATAACTAAATGATTAAAATAAGATACTAAGAATGATAGTAATGTTGTCACTGATAATGTTATAAGGGTCGTTGTCTTCATATTAACTATATTGCTTTATTTTTTAGACCAATCTTTTCTATTTTCTCTGTCTCCTGCTTTTGCAATTCCACAACTTTTACCCGAGTTAAAGTTTGGACCTTGCATACCATCTAATCCAGCATCAGCCTTTTTAGCATTTTTAGCTAGATATTTTTTATACTCTTCTTCGTCTGTAAATCCAGAAGCAGCCATTGATTTTAAAAAGTCAGCTTTATGTTTTCCAGATATCTCATCTCTATTTAGTTGAACTATCTTTTGGATCTCAGCTCTTTTTTCTTGAGGTGATAAAGCTGTTTTTTGAATTGAATCAATTTTAGCTTTGTATTGTGGTTTAAGTTGCCCATGAGCTGCTACTGCACCTAACATTGCTACACCTGCTGCTACATTTCTAATTCCCTTTCTTATGTCAAGTTCGTCTAACTGTCTTGAACTGGTTGTTAGTTTATTCTCAACTAAAAATTTTCTTAAATCAAAATTATCCATATTATTTTACGTATTGGTAATATTTTAAAGTATT